GAATCTGGAAGACGAAGAGTGGATCGAAGAGGATCAGGACAGAGATAGGGAGGATTGGGGTAACGACCTAAATGACTGGTCGCCTTACCCCGATGACTACTCGTAATTTACCTCAAGGGGCGAGAGGGTCTCTTTATGTATACATGGCTCCGATATATGTCAAGGTTCCCCGATAGAAGCCCTAAAAAACACATACCATATATTGACAAGTGAACACCTTTGTGGTAAAATGTGGTTCGTGAAAGGACCCATCCTCAAAAAGGAACATATACTATGACTGAGAAGAAGAAGAACACCAGCAACCATTACGTGAACAATGCTGAATTCTATGCTGCACTTTGTGAGTGGAAAGAAGGAGTCGTAGAGGCAGATGCCACCGACGATCCCAGACCCCCCATTACAGACTATATCGGCGAGTGCTTCGTCAAGATCGCCAATGGTCTGTCTCGCAAAGCCTGCTTCATCAACTATGATTACCGAGACGAGATGGTAGGAGATGCGATTGAAAACGCCGTGCTCTACGCACATAACTTCTCCCCTACCAAGAGCAAGAACCCATTCGCCTATTTCACCCAGATCATGTACTATGCCTTCCTCCGCCGAATCCAGAAGGAGAAGAAGCAAATGTACGTGAAGTACAAGCTTGCCGAACAGCATAAGGACCATGCCAACATGCCTCGGTGGGACGACAGCGATCCCCATGAGAAGTTGAGCATGTCTAAGACTTTCGGTCTATCAGATAACGATGTCAAGAACTTCAACGAGAAGACCACCCCCAAGAAGCGACGAGCCTCTGGAGGATCTACTCTTGATGGTCTATTGGGCGACACTGCATGAAGATTGCCATTGTGACAGACACCCATTTCGGGTGCCGTAACGACAGTCAGCTGTTTCTGAACCACCAAATCGACTTCTTCAAGAACGTGTTTATTCCTACACTGGAAGAACGCGGGATTGATACAGTCATCCACGGTGGGGATCTGTTGGACCGTCGCAAATACGTAAACTTCAACACACTGAACACCGTCAGGCAAGAAATCATCGAGCCTTTGATGAGCCATGGCGTGACCATGCATGTGATCATCGGCAACCATGACACCTATTACAAGAACACCAACGATGTGAACTCGATCAAGGAAGTGTTCGACGACAAATATGAGAACTTCCATTTGTACGAGAAGCCTGCAACCGTCGAATTCGATGGCATGGAGATTGCTCTTTTACCATGGATAAACACTGAGAACGAGCAGTCTTCTTTAGACTTCATCAAGAACACGTCAGCCCAATGGCTAATCGGACACCTTGAGTTGGAAGGCTATGAAGTGCTGCGTGGGGTAGCATACAGTGGAGGAACGGACCCAGAGACTTTCGCTCGGTTCGAGCAAGTGCTGAGTGGTCACTTCCATTGCCGACAGGAGAGAGGTAACGTGATCTACATGGGTACACCATACCAAATCACCTTTGCCGACTCTGGGGAGACTAAGGGATTTTGGATCCTAGACACTAACACGAGAGAGTTGGAATTCATCGAGAATCCAGAGTGCATGTTCCATAGCCTATCTTATGATGACGAGGCGAATGACTACACTGAATTCGTCAAGAAGACGCACGACATGTTCAAAGATAAGTACGTCAAGCTTTACGTTCAGAAGAAGACCAACCCATATATCCTTGACAGAGTGGTAGATACATTGTACAACAGCGGGGTATATAATCTGACTATCGTAGACGATATTGATGTGGAAGACAGAGATGTGGAAGCGGCAGACGCTACTAAGTCGACCCTAGAGATCATCATGGAAGAGATCGACGTCCGAGAAGACATCCTGAATAAGGATGAAGTGAAGAGACTAGTGAAAGAGGTGTACATGGAGACGATCACCTCATAAAAGGAATTTGTTATGCTATACTTCAAGGTGCTTAGATGGAAGAATTTCCTAAGCACAGGTAACTCGTTCAACGAGATCTACCTAGACAAATATGAAAACACTTTGGTGTCTGGGGAGAACGGTGCGGGCAAGTCCACTATGCTGGATGCTCTCACCTTTGTCCTATACGGTAAGTCCTTCAGGGGGATCAACGTTGGCAGTCTGGTCAACTCGGTCAACAACAAGGACTCCATTGTGGAGATCGAATTCAGGGTGAACAACCACGACTACAAGGTGGTCCGAGGTCAGAAGCCTAAGAAGTTCGAGATCTGGAAAGATGGGGAGATGATGAATCAGGACGCAAAGGTCAAAGACTACCAAGAGGTCTTGGAGGATCAGATCCTGAGGATGGGGTACAAGTCCTTCTGCCAAGTAGTCATCCTGGGATCATCTAACTACGTGCCGTTCATGAGACTTCCTGCCAAGGACAGAAAGGTCATCGTAGAGAACCTGCTCGACATCAACGTCTTTTCTGACATGAATCATATCATCAAGGCGAGACTGTCTGATTCCAAAGACAAGATCACGATTCTGTCTTCCAAGATTGAGAACTTAATGATCAAGATCGAAGGTCATGAGAACTTGATCAAGAGGCTGACCAAGAAGAGCGAAGAGTCGAGAGACAAGTACCAAAATGACATAGACAGCACACATAAGTTGCTGAAGTCAACGGAAGCGGAGATGGACCGCCTGAATGAAAGCATCGAAAAGCATCTAGAGCAGGTGCCAAAGCACGAACCAGTACACAAGTTACAGAAAGCTCAAGAGGTATACAACACCATCAAGAGCAAGGTCAAGGCTCTGGTCGCTGATGCACAGTTCTATGAGAACAACAGTCACTGTCCCACATGCAAGCAAGACATCACCGAAGACCATAAGACCAAGCAGGTAGAAGAAAAGAATCAGAAGATCGAGAAATTGGAAGAAGGCAAGGATCAGCTACTTGAGACGATCGAGAGTCTGAGGGAAGATGTGCAGACTGCCAACGAGCACTTGCGTGCGATTAATCTCCTTCGCAAGGATGTGTCTACCAATAGTGCCATCGTTCAAGCACAATCAGAGTACATCCGCAGAGCGGAGAAGAGAATCTCGGAAATCGACAATGACAACTCCGAGCTGGATACAGAGAAGGAAGCACTGCAAGGATTCATCGAAGACTGGAAAGAATCCGAGAAGAAGAGGATCTCCCTCACTGCAGACCGCGAAGACTTGGATACCGTATATGGTCTTCTGAAGGAAGGCGGTATTCGATCTAAGATCATCAAGTATTACCTGCCCATCATGAACAAGTTGATCAATCAATATCTCACATCGATGGACTTCTTCTGCCAGTTCACACTGGACGAGAACTTCTCAGAGACCATTAAGTCCAGATACCGAGACGACTTCACCTATTTCAACTTCAGCGAAGGAGAGAGACTGAGGATCGACCTGTCTCTTCTGCTCGCATGGCGAGAAATCGCTCGCATGAAGAACAGTGTCAATTGCAACCTACTAATTCTAGACGAGGTGTTCGACTCCAGTCTGGATTCGGTCGGGACCGAAGAATTCCTAAGGATCTTGGAGGATCTGGGCAAGAGAGCAAACGTGTTCGTCATTACACACAAGGCAGATCAGCTTATGGACAAGTTCCAGAACAACATCCATTTCACCAAGAAGGGGAACTTCAGTGACATGGAGTTTAGACTACATGCTGGAAACTAAGAGATTCTACGAGAAGAACACCCACATCCTCGAATCACCTGTGAACATCACCTTCGAAGAGGTGGTCAGCAAGAACGAGCAGGAATTCGAGGATTGGGTGATCGAAGTGAGGAAAGAGGTGCTCCGTATCTGGGACACCTACGGTCTTCCTCCTAGGTCTGGTGGCAAGACGGAAGACGAGATCATTGAAGGATTCAACAGACTCGGTGGGTATAACACAGAGCAGATGTTCCATGACGACGAAGAAGCTGGAACAGAGAAGGATGTGATTCTCAACACTGTCTACCATGGAGTGGAGGTAGACCAGTTCTTCGACAACATGTACAAGACCAGGATCATTAGGTCTGCTAACGATGAGGTGGGTCAGTCGATTTACGACCTGTTCAATGGGGACGAATACAAGAAAAGCGTCCTGCATCGTGCTAAGAGACACTTCAAAAGGGATTCTTTCTACCTCTACGCGATGAGCATCAAGAAGAATGACAAGAAGTCTGGAATCATCAATGCCTCTACCGCCAAGGAATGGGTTGATACCTTCTTCGACGAACCCCACTTATTCGTGGATCATGACTTCATTCTAGAATCGGTTGATCCCCCAGAAGGTGTGAATGCGGGATACTTCCAACTGAACGAGACCGATCTTCTCCACCTGAATAAGGAAGAGGTGGAGAGCATCAAGGACAAGATGGAGTATAGACACCACAGCAATATTGATATCGAGAATCTGAGCGACGAGAAGTTATATAGAGTGCGGATCTACCAGAAGGGGCGCAAAGTCTTTCCCCGCTGGTTCATCCCGTTCAGGATCGGTTACACCCAACCAGCGGTAAACTTCCCACCTCTAACTGCGAAAGCATTATATGAGAGATTTACTCAAGGTCTGGACGATGTGAAGATCTATGATCCTTCGAGTGGATGGGGTGGTAGAATTCTGGGTGCGATGAGTGTCAAGGATGATCGACAGGTGCACTACATCGGCACCGATCCAAATCCCGACAACTTCTTCGATGATGGAACATCTAAGTATTCCTCTGTCGCTGATTTCTTCAACAGCAAGACCTATAGAGGTAACGCATTCTTTTCTAGTGTGAATACATATGAGATCTACCAGCAAGGTTCAGAGGATATCCAGCATGACGAAGATTTTCAGAGGCACAGAGGTGAGATTGATCTGGTGTTTACTTCTCCTCCTTATTTCAATCGAGAGGTGTATAGCGAAGATGAGAACCAGAGTTGCAAGAAATACGGAAGTTCATACGAATCATGGGTGGATGGATTCTTGCGACCGACACTTTCCACTTGTGCTGAATGGCTACGATCAGGGGGTTATCTCCTATGGAATATTGCCGATCTGAGGATGGAGAACAAGGAATACCTCCCTCTGGAGGACGACAGTTGCGAGATCATCCGCAGCCTAGGACTAGTCCAGTTACCCACCATCAAGATGGCTATGACTGGGATGCCTGGGACCCACAGGCTGGACGAAAACGGAAGGCCACACGTGAAGAACTTCTGCAAGGTACGTGGCCGATACTTCAAGTACGAGCCTGTCTTCGTCTTCCGAAAGGGTTGACAAAAAGCAGCCTATCTGGTATAATGTGATCATGAGCAAGAAGAAGAACCCGTTCTCCGAGCCTGACTGGAAATGGTCCGAGGAGACTCTCACACCCGCCGAAACCGAATGGAAGTGGGTGCGTGCTCTCCACTGGTATCGGTGCAATGCTGACCCCAAGAAGAAGAAGGACTGGGTACTCAAGTACGTCAAGGAGAACGTAAAGGGTGCCAAGGTCGCCGACTATCTTAATGCCAAGAAGAGCATGTACGATGATGCTGGTGGTCTGTGCCGTATCAAGATGAAGGGTTGCATCAACGAGGTCCTCGATACCAAGGTGAGTGCTGCACTCGCCGCCATCAAAGAAGATTCGACCAACACCAAGAAGGTCGCCCCTCCTCCCAAGCCTACCGTGAGTGTGAAAGACAGAGTTGCTGATCAGATCGCCGATTACATGAGCGAGATCAACAACTACATCGATCTTTACCTGTCCAACCCCATGATCGCCAAGAAGAATTGGTTCGATATGGGTGCATGGTTGAAGCGGCACAAGGTCAAGTCGATGCAGACCACCGAAATGATGAAGGAAATCAGGGGTATGTACTCTGAGGCGAAGAGTGCTTACGAAGGAGAAGATCCCCAACTCACCGAGGCATATGACTTTCTAACGGCGAAGAAATTGAACAGATACATCGAATTCTTGAGCAACATGATCGAGGCATGCGAGAAGCACATCAAGGCAGTCAAGCCTATCTCTAAGCGTGCTAGGAATGTGGATCCAGAGCGGATGGTCAAGAAGTTGCCATACAAGAAGCGATCCCAGGAACTGAATCTGGTCAGCAAGGATCCAGAGAAGATCATTGGTGCGGATGCGTTGTTCGTCTTCAACGAGACTTCTCGTCTGCTGTGCGTCTATCAGAGCAGACTCGGAAACGGCGGACTCATTGTCAAGGGTGCTTCGATCGATCACTACGATCCGAACCGATCTTTCATGAAGAAGGTGCGGAACCCCCAGCAGGCGATTCGAATGATCAGGGGTCACACCAAGAAGAACGGTCTGAAGTGCTTCGAAGACATGAATACGGCTAGTCGACCAGTCCGTCCTCGACTCAATGCTAACTGCCTGATTGTGGAAATTCACTGATGATTTTGATCGATGCCAGTCAACTTATGATCGCCAACATGTTTTCCATCTATGGGAAGCGTCTTGAGGAGATCCAAAAGCACCACGTTCGGTACGCATATACTAGAGGTATTGCATACTACTACAAGAAGTTCCACTCTGAGTACGGCAATATCGCTCTCTGCTACGACCACCGTGCTTCTTGGAGGCGAGACTACTTCCCTCACTACAAGGCATCAAGGCGCAAGGAGCAGAAGAAGAGCAGCATGGACTGGGGTAACATGTATGATCTCTTCATGGAACTCCACGACGAGATCCTCGACGAGGTGAACGTCCGATCTTACCTTGTCCACGGTTGTGAAGCGGACGACATCATCGGGTATCTCTGCAATAAAGCAGAAGAGAAGACGGTCATCGTGTCGTCCGACAAGGACTTCAAGCAGTTGAACCACCTTCATTGGGTGGATCAGTACAGTCCAGCACACAAGGAGTTCCTCGTGTGTGAAGATACGAACGCATTCCTACAAGAGCACATCATCCGTGGTGACTCCTCTGATGGGATCCCCAACGTCTATTCCGATGACGACGCAATCGTCAACGAAGACAAAAAGCAGATGATCATGAACAAGAAGCGGTACAACGCCGCAGTCGACATGATAGAGATGGGTGATATGACTTCTATCGAAAGTCACTACCATCGAAACAAGACTCTCATCGATTTGAATGAGATCCCTTCCCGACACAAGGGCCTGATCCGATCCCAGCACAAGATTTACAATGCGCTGCACAAGGATCAGGGCGAACTTTTCGAACGAGAATTCATTGAGTACTTGAAGAAGCACTCCCTATACAAGGTAATTGAAGAGATGATGACACCCCCAACCCTGAGCTTTGAAAACTGATGGCAAGCAACAACAACAGCAAGAAGAACCGCAATCAGCCTCAACACGAGCAAGGGGATCCGTATGATCCTCAGATCGCCAGAAGTTTCAGGAAAGAAAAGAAGCGGAGCAGGAGACGAGAAGACAAGCACATCCTGAAGGACTTCCCAGACGCAGCCGATGAATACTTCGAGAGAGAAGAAAAATATTGATTCATCTAAGCCTATCGAGTATAATGGAGAACTCATGACAGCAACTACAGAAACAACGGATACAATGATGCAAATCAGCAAGCAGACAATCGAGATTCTGAAGAATTTCGCCTCAATCAATTCGAACATCCTGATCAAGCCTGGAAACCAGATCAAGACGATCTCGAATTACAAGAACGTCCTATCACAGGCAACCGTGCAGGAGACTTTCCCCGTCGAATTCGGTGTGTGGGATCTGAACAAGATGCTCGGAGTGATTTCTCTCTTCGACGACCCCATGCTAGACTTCCAAGAGAAGCACGTCACCATTTGGGGTGGCAAGAGTCATGTCGAGTACTACTACTCCGAACCCAAGCTCCTCACCACGGTAACCAAGGAATTGAAGATGCCTCCCGCAGTGGTCTTCGCTTCGCTTGATGAAGAAGACGTGAAGGAGATCCAGAAGGCAGCATCCGTGCTGCAGCTTCCAGACATCAGGATCTCGTCCAACAACGTTGGTGGTGATATCATCCTCACCGTGATGGATCGCAAGGATCCCTCCTCTAACGAGTATTCCTTTACCATCGGTAATATCGCCGATGAGACTGAGTTCAATTTCTACTTCAAGGTAGAGAATCTGAAGATGCTCGTTGGCGATTACAATCTGCAGATTTGCGAGAACAGTGTGGCGAAGTTCGAGAACAGGAACTTCGATCTCACCTACTGGATCGCGATGGAACCCGACTCCACTTACAAGGCAGGCTGATGAACATCTTTTTCATTGATGAAGATCCCAAGGTCGCTGCCAGAATGGTATGTGACAAACACGTGACGAAGATGGTGTTGGAGTCGGTGCAGATGCTCAGCACTGCACACGCAGAGGGGGAAGCACCCTACGGTTGCATCAAGTCGCACATCAACCACCCATGCACCAAGTGGGCAAGGGCATCTAGGGGTAACTACCAGTGGTTGACAGACCACGTAGTGGAGATGTGCAAAGAATACACCCGTCGGTACCACAAGGTACACAAGATGGAAGAAGCGGCAAGGTGGTTGAACACCAACGAGCCCACAGAACTAGACTCCTTCAGTGATGCACTGACAGAAAAGCCCCAGTGCATGCCAGAACACTGCAAGGTGAAGGGAAACGCGGTTGGTGCTTACCGCAAGTATTATTTGAAGGAGAAGTCCTACTTCGCTAAGTGGAAGTGGTCGTCGACTCCTGAGTGGTTTGTGGAAGGAATGAAGAATGCCTGATGCGATCTATATCGCTGGTCCGATGAGGGGATACCCGAATTGGAATTATGAAGCATTTGCGGATGCTGAACAACATCTGAGGAAGTGTGGTTGGTCCAACGTGATCAATCCTGCCACTTTGGATGAAAATTATGAAGACACGAAGGGACTTGGTGCTCCTGAGGATTTCGATCCTTACAAGGATGAGTCCCACCAAGATGCTAACCGCAGGATCATGAAGCGAGACGTCGATGTTATCTGCGACGACTGTGCCGCGATCTTCATGCTACGAGGTTGGGAATCGTCTAAGGGAGCATGCGCCGAGTTTTACCTCGCTGCATCGATTGGTTTGGAAATCCACTATCAAGGAGCACGGATTGACTGAGACAGTTACACGCACAGCACTTTGGGTTGAGACATATCGTCCTGCGACGATTAATGAATGCATCCTTCCGCAGAATCTGAAGGATACATTTAATGAGATGGTGGTGCAAGGTGTACCACAGAATTTGCTTCTATCTGGTGGAGCGGGTTGTGGTAAGACCACGGTAGCAAAGGCACTATGCAATGAGGTCGGTGCCGACTGGATCATGGTGAACTGCTCGGAGGATGGAAACATCGACACGCTCCGAACCAGGATTCGGAACTTCGCCAGTACAGTTTCCTTCTCTGGTGGCAACAAGGTCGTGATCCTTGACGAATTCGACTATGCTAACTCGCAGAGCATGCAACCCGCTCTCCGAGGATTCATTGAAGAATTCGCCAACAATTGCCGATTCATTCTGACCTGTAACTTCAAGAATCGGATCATCGAGCCTATTCACTCCCGATGCACGTGCATCAACTTCGCGTTCAAGAAGGATGACATGCTCAACATGTCTGCCCAGTTCCTGAACCGATGTGAGGAGATCCTCAACAAGGAGGAGATTCCGTTCGAGAAGAAGGTCCTCGCTCGTCTGATCATGCGACACTCGCCTGACTTCCGTCGAGTGATCAATGAACTGCAGCGGTATTCGGTGGCAGGCAAGATCGACGTTGGTGTCCTCGCCGAGAGTGGGGATGTCAAGGTCAAGGATCTGATGGCATCGATGAGGGCAAAGAACTTTGCCGAGGTTCGATCTTGGGTGGTCCAGAACATGGACAACGATCAGACGGTAGTGTTCAGGAAGATCTACGACAGTCTTCAGGAATACCTCGCTCCTCCCAGTATCCCAGCGGCGATTTTGATCCTCGCTGAGTATCAGTACAAGTCAGCCTTCGTAGTCGATCAGGAAATAAATATGACCGCTTGCATCACCGAGCTGATGATGGAGTGTAACTTCGAATGACCTATTCCCAATTTGGACAAGACGATTTTGTGGTCGATCTATTCGATTCTTCTGAAGACGGGTACTTCATAGACGTGGGTGCCTCTCATAATGGAAACGACACGTTGCTCCTAGAAGAGATGGGGTGGGGCGGTATTTGTATCGAACCAATCGATGCATCTTTTGTCAGTCTTCAAGATAAGAGGAAGTGTACCTGCCTTAATATTTGTGTCGGAGACCGTGAAGGCACCGTAGAATTTATGGAGAACACTGGTTATACTAAGGAATTGAGCGGTGTGGTTGACTATTATTGCGATCAGCATAAGGATAGGATCTCTAGAGAGAATTCTAGCCATGGCAGCACAAGCAAGGTCATTCAGAAAGAAATCAAGACCATGAATTCTGTGCTAGAAGAGCAAGGTGCACCAGATTTTATTGAATTCTTGAAAATTGATACCGAAGGAGGAGAAGAACATGTCCTCAAAGGTATCGACTTTTCGAAATATTCTTTCGGAGTCATCAGTATCGAGTCTAATTATCAGCAAGAGACGGATCGTGTAATCTCTTTCCTAAAGTCCAAAGGGTATGAACCTATTGCCAGGGTTGGTATCGACATCTTTTTCGGTGAAACAGAATGAAGCTATCCGTTTATTTGAAAGCGATCAACAAAGATAAGACGAAGATGGAAGATCTCGATGCCGACGTCGAGACAGTCAAAAAGAAATACTCCCCCTTCATCGTCAACCGTTGTCTCTCCTTCTTCCCAGATACCATTATTCAGGTCAACAACATGAACGCTAATGCCCATCTCGACAAGGATATTCAGTTTGAATATCTTCGTACCTCCACTCGCTCCCGCTCCCGATTTTCTCCTTGGGAAAAGAAGGGGAAGCATTCAGATCTGGATCTGGTGAAGGAATACTATGGCTATAGCAATACCAAGGCATATCAGGTACTTGACCTGTTGACAGAAGAGGACCTAGATAACATGCGGGAGTCGATGTACACAGGCGGCTGCTAGCAAAATAGTCTCCGTGATACATAAAAAGGCAATACGCCCAAAGATGTATCACGGAGATTATGATGAGCAAGAAGAGACTTACCGCAGAGGACCTAGTAGAAGTGGTCCTAGCGAATGATGAAGACTTCCTCAAGATCAAAGAGACTTTGACTAGGATGGGTGTTGCCTCTAAGAGGGAGAAGAAATTGTGGCAGTCGTGCCATATTCTCCACAAACGAGGCAAGTATTATATCGTTCACTTCAAAGAACTATTTGGACTAGACGGTCTGCCTTTCGAATTCTCCGACAGCGATGTTGGTAGACGAAATGCGATCGTTCATCTGTTAGAAGAATGGGAGCTTCTGGAAATCGTGGACACAGATAAGTGTAGCGACCCTATCGCTCCCATTGGAGGTATCAAAATCATCCCCCACCGTGAAAAGGGGGATTGGGAACTGATACCTAAATACCATATCGGTAATTCCAAGAGACAGGGAACCAAGGATTAGTTATGAAAATAGATCTTCGTGATGTGAGATGTGAATGGATTAATGTAGAAAAAGACACCAAGAAGGCAGAGCAGATGGTAGAACTTCTGACTCGCCTAGGTGTGAAGAACCAGAAAAGAATGGAGGCAGTAACTGGTATTGAACCCCACCCAGGAGTTAGAGCGGGTGAGGAGCATTATCGTAACTGTGCAGAAAGCCATTTTAACATCCTCCAAAGGGCGATTGATAACAACGACTTCCCAGTGATGATCTTGGAGGACGATGTTGACACTGACATGGAACTGGGAGAGGTAGAAATCCCAGACAACGCCGACATGCTTTATGTAGGTACCAGTCATGGCGATGGTAATTTCACCACCAATCCAGTAGATAACAAGGTGAATAAGATCACCCAAGTGTTCGCCACTCATGCTATTGTGTATTTCAATCCTGCCGTCGCAAAGCAGGTGATCGAAATAGGCAAGACCTCAATTTACAAGTTGAACAAGCCATTCGATGTGGCAATTGCCTATCAGGTCCAGCCATCGTTCAATGTTTATGCCATGACACAACCCATCTTCTTCCAGTCCGATGCAAAGAACGAGAAGAACAAGTGGGAGCAGATGACTAGAACTCCCCTCCCCATTCGCCCTAAGAAGTCCATGTGGAAAACGGTAGGAACTTGAAGGTATTATCCTATAACAATCTGGGCAGGTATGGTCATCTGGGCAACCAAATGTTTCAGTATGCAGCACTGTTGGGTACGGCACGCCTACTAGAAAGAAGCGCCGTGGCACCATCGGGTGCTAACGTGGGCAAGTCCTGTCTAAGGGAGTGCTTCAGATTAGGATCATGTACCGATGCTTACGAAACTGAAGTCGTCGCCCAATACAGGGAGCAGGACTTCTCTTTCAATGTAGGAATGGTACCCGAAATGATGAAGGTAGAGGGAAATATCGATATGGTAGGGTATTTCCAATCCGATAAGTATTGGAAGCACTGCGAAGAACAAGTCATGAGGGATTTTCGGTTCCACGACAGCAACCATATGTCTGTGAACAAGTGGGTCGCCGATAACAAAATCGATCCAGAAGAATACGTTAGTGTTCACGTTCGTAGAGGAGACTACTTGAATCTTCAAGATACACACCCAATTTGTAAAAATGGGTATTATCTTCAGGCGATGGAGCACTTCGCAGATAAGAAGTTTTTGATTTTCTCTGATGATACTGAATGGGTGCGAAAGAGTCAACTATTTTGGCATCTGGAGGATGTGAAATTCTCCAATATGAACCAGTATCAAGATTTGAATTTGATGTCTAGATGTAGTGGGCACATCATCGCTAACAGTTCCTATAGTTGGTGGGGTGCAGCATTAAGCGGTAACAAAGCCGTAGCACCCGAAGACTGGTTCGGACCCAATGGTCCTAAGAACTGGGAAGATATCTATCGTGAAGATTGGATCATAGTATGAAGAAAGAAAATATACTGGTGACTGGCGGTTATGGTCTAGTGGGGTCCTGTGTGAGCGGACACCACAGATTTCGTAGTAACCAGATCGATCTAGTTCAAGATTACTGGGGTCTGCAACGGTACTTGGTCAAGTATGGTATTGAAACTGTCATCCACTGTGCTGGTCTGGTGGGTGGGGTGAAGAGGAATAGCGAGAACAAGGCGAAGTTTTTCCATAACAATTCGATTATGGGACTTAATGTGCTTGAAGCATCTAGAGCTGCAGGTGTACAAAAGGTCGTTTCTCTTCTATCCACCTGCATCTTTCCTCATCAGGGTCCATACCCCCTCAAGGCGGAGATGATCCACGATGGGGAACCTCATCCTTCTGCGTCTGGTTACTCTTACGCTAAGAGGATGGTGGAGATCGGATCCACCCTCTATAAAGATCAATACGGAATGAAGAACATCACGATTTCTCCATGCAACGTCTATGGCAGGGGGGATAATTTCGCCAAGGATGATGCACACGTCATTGCTGGTCTAATTAACCGAGCATACGATGCGGCACGGGAGGGTAAGCCTCTCAAGGTGTGGGGAAGCGGCAAAGCACGCAGGGAGTTCATCCTAAATAGAGATCTAGGACGTGTGATTGATCTTCTGGTGGATGAGTATGAAGGAGACGAAACAATCATTGTTTCTCCAGATGAAGACATCTCAATCGGTGAGATTGCGATCATGATCGCTGGGGAGATGGGGGCAAAGGGAGTGGAATTCGATAATTCCATGCCAGAGGGACAAATGGTGAAACCTTCTTGCAATGAGAAGATGAAAGAATATGTTGATTTTTCATTCACCCCCATCGATATTGGCATCCGTGAAACATGTCAGTGGTTCAAAGATAATTATGACGAGGTTAGAAAATGAAGACTAAAGAATGGAAGCTGATGGATGATGTCATCAGCAGTGAGCAGAGAAAAGAAATGTCGGACTTCATCCTGAACGGAGATCGCTTCTCCCAGGGAGATATCGTTCGATTCTTTGAAAAGAAGTGGTCTAAATGGCAGGATTGCAAGTACTCTGTATTTGTGAATTCTGGTTCTTCTGCCAACTTCATCGCCACCCATGCTGCTATGATGAAGTATGGTTATCACAGCACGTGGGTGTCGCAAGCATGTACGTGGGCGACCACTGTCACTCCAGCAATGCTGTCGAATAATTCAATTCAGCTTACTGACGTGTCCATCCCCAACTTGGGGGTGGACATTGACTGCTTCAATAAGATGATCAAGATCACCAGTCCCAAGTTCCTATTTCTAGCGAACTTGCTGGGTCTACCAGCAGTAACGGACGATCTTCTTCAAATCTGCGACGAGAACGGCATTGTCGTTTTGGAAGACTGTTGTGAAGCACACGGTGCCAAGTACAACGGCAAGAAGGTCGGTAACTTCGGTGTCATGTCTACGTTCTCATTTTACTACGGTCACCACATGACCACCATCGAGGGTGGAATGGTATGCACTGACGATGAGGAACTGTACCATAACCTGCTCCTTCTCCGATCCCACGGATTACTAAGAGAGTTACCAGAGGATGCCCAGTCCAAGTACGACATGGTGGACCCTTCCTTCACGTTCGTAACCCCAGGCTTCAACGTTCGATCTACCGAGTTAAACGCACTCCTAGGGACCATGCAGTTGGATGATCTGGATAAGAACGTCAGAATCAGGGGTCAGAACTTCGAGGCATTTGTGCAGGGGTTAGATGGTAGTAGATATTACAATGAATTCATTACAGATGGTAACTCCTCTTTCTGCTTCCCTATCGTCTGCAAGTTGGGGAATAGGGATCTCGTCCGATCTGTACTGGATGATGCTGGGATCGAAACCAGACCAATCATCGCTGGGAATCTCTATGAACATCCATTCATGAAGAGCACCAACCAGTACCGCTTCGACACCAATGCAAAAATCGTTCATGAGAACGGGTTCTACGTTGGTAACAACCAGAACGTCACGTTAGATGATGTTGACTGGTTGCTTGAGGAGTTGAACAAGGTATGAAGTTTACCCAAAGACGGGATGGACCAGATATTGGAAAGATGTGTACTGTGAAGGGTGGAATGTGATATGATAGGAGACATCAACATATTCGATCTCAATTGCCCTCTGGGACACTTAGAAAAAGAATCCCACGACCTAGACCTCCCTCACAAGTTCAGGTCGGTCGATGGGTATTATGAAGGCTGCAGCAACATCGTCCTGACAGACATGACTCTTGGTCATATGCGTACATTTTCCAAGTGTGACAAAAAGATACTTTGGTTGATGGAGCCCCCTTCTATCTACCCGCACATATATGAGTTCGCTGAGAAGTTCAGGCACGAGTGTGCGGCAGTGTTTACCCACAACCTGTCGATGACTGAGGAGTTCGACAACTTCTTTTACTGCCCTTGGGGAACCTGCTATATCAAGGAGGAAGATCAGAAGATTTATGATAAGAGCAAAAATATAAGCATCGTCGCTTCTCCCAAGAGACATGCACCTGGTCACATACTCAGACATCGAATCATAGAAAAGTTCGGAGATAGACTGGATGGCATCAAGAACGGTGGCAAGATGGAATACAAGCTGCCTTGGATGGCAGACTATAGGTATTCAGTAGTCCCAGAGAACGCGGTGTATGAGGGATATTACACCGAGAAGATTTTAGATTGTTTCAAGACTGGTGTAATACCCATTTATTGGGGAGACCCTTCGGTCCTCGAGGTGTTCGATCCAAACGGGATCATCTATCTAAGGGATGGATCTTTGGAAGAGGTCGACCGCGCCCTAGAGTCTGCCACCAAGGACCACTATGACTCTAACCTGGAAGCAGTCAGGAACAATTTCGAGATCGCTGATAAATACAAGTATGCCACTAAGAACTTGTTAGATCATGGAATAGCGGAGGTGCTAAGTGAGTAGAATATTGGTGACTGGATCCTTGGGTCTAATTGGCGGAGCATGCAGCAGGTACTATCTTGAGAGGGGGCATGAAGTGGTTGGTGTCGATGACGACCACAGGTCTACCTTTTTCGGGGAAGATGCTTCCGTTAGCGATGAGCTTACAGTGATGAGCGATTATAACAGTTATGAGCATGAATGGGTAGATATCAGATCCAAGAGGATCTCCGATCTGGTGAAGGAAGTGGATCTGGTGGTCCATTGTGCCGCACAGCCTTCTCATGATTGGGCATATCAAGATCCCCGTCTGGATTTCGACATTAATGCCAGCGGCACCCTGAACATCCTAGAATCAGTGCGAGAGGGAAACCCAAATGCCATGGTTGTCTACATGTCGACCAATAAAGTATACGGGGACAGACCCAACTATCTCCCTCTGGTCGAGGAAGAAACCAGGTACTCTCACGAAGATCCTTCCTACGGAGTGCCAGAGGATATGTCAGTGGATAGTTGTATTCATAGCGTTTTCGGAGTCAGTAAACTGTCTGCCGATCTGATGGTGCAAGAGTATGGTAAGAACTTGGGGATTAGGACGGCATCGCTAAGGTGTGGGTGCCTAACTGGACAATCGCATAAGGGTGCAGAGCTGCATGGTTTCCTATCCTATCTGTCTAAGTGTGTGAAGAACGGAACACCCTACAGGGTTTTCGGACACAAAGGGAAGCAGGTCAGAGATAACATCCATGCTGACGATGTGGCATCGATCGTAGACACCATCTTCCAAGATGAGGGGTGTTATGGGGAAGTATTCAACATCGGCGGTTCCTTTAACTCCAACATATCCATGCTGGAGGCCATTGACTGGTTTGAGAATGCTTTTGGCAAGAAGCTAAGCTACGAAATACTGGACGAGAACAGGACAGGAGATCACATTTGGTACATCTCCGACATGAGCAAGTTCCAAGGAAGGTATCCCGACTGGAAATATGGCTATAGTCATCAGGATCTAATGGAGTGCTTCTGCAAATGATTTTAGTAGACAATATGGAAGATCTGATCGGTGTTCTCCCTACTTTGGACAGAGACAGATATATCGAGATGATGCCATACATAAATGAGAACTACTAGAGGTCGAAGGATTACTCCTCCGATTTCTGTAAAAGGCTATACGATTCGTACATGAAAGTGAAAGGTGATATTGAATGCTGATTTCTATTGTTATTCCAGTTTATACCATGAAGAGGTCGAAGGAGTTTCTTACAGACTTATTTGACTCAATCAAGAGGCAAACCTACACCAACTACGAGGTGATTGTCGCCGATCACTCAGAGGTCGATGAAATTGAGAACTTCTGCAAGGACTACGATCTAGAAGTACTCCATTACTATAATGAAAGAGAGAGAGGCAACAGTTCAGTTAACATGAACTTCGGTATTTCGAAGGCTAGTGGTGACATCATCAAGATCATGCATATGGATGACTACTTTTGCGATGATGAAGCACTTCAGAAAATGGTGGATCAGATCGGCGATAAAAAGTGGGGTAAGTACGCCTTCAATCATAACCATGAGGGGGCACCCAACCAACCAAGTAGGGAATGGATCCCTTCGATGTATGACTACAACATCGGTTGCCCTAGTGTTATCTTCTTCGTTAGGGATGAGTCTGATCAGGTGTTATTTGACGAAGAGTTGATCTTCATCAACGACATGGATATGAATCAGAGACTGCTGGAGAGGTACGGAGTCCCAGCGGTTATCGAAGATGTGTGCGTTACGGTGAGAATGCATGGATCACAAGTTCAGAACGAGGTGGACCCCAATCTCAAAAATAGGGAGTGGATGCATTTCCTTACCAAAGATGATCCCCTCACCGTTATTGCCAATAGATATGGTACGGATAAGGGGACCAAAGTACCCAATCCTGAGATTCATCACGGTCCTAGGCTGTTTTTTACTCCAGCATACTACGAAAACTTCAAGGATATGGAGTTCGAGGAAATGGACCTTCTAGAGATAGGTATAGGGTCTGGTGTCTCTTTACCAATGTGGAGCGATTTCTTCGTAAACGGATACATCCACGCAATCGATGTTGTCGACCATAGAGACAAAAACAGCGAACGAGTCACTACCTATGTGGTGGATCAGTCTTCGAGAGAGCAAATGGGTAGATTCTGCTCTGACATGGAGTTTGATATCATCATTGACGATGGGTCTCATGTCATCGAACACCAGCAAGTCAGTCTTGCTGTAGCATTTGATTCCCTAGCCCCAGGTGGTTTGTACTGCATTGAGGACCTCCACACCTCCGATATGAGTGTTTGGAATGGTAAGACTCTGTACGGATACAATATGGATTGTGACCCGCAAAACACCACGGTGAAAGTGCTTGAGTCCTTCATCGATACTAACGAGTTCAAGAGTCCCTTCTTGACTGACGAAGAAAACCAATCCCTCACCGACAACATCGAATCTATCAAGATCTATGATCTCCCCAAGACCATGTGGGGAGAGAACAAGCTAGCCTTCATTAAGAAGAAGTCATGAGGATACTCGTAACTGGAGGTGCTGGTTTTATCGGATCTAGACTGTGTTCGGAACTGTTCAAACACCATGAGGTATACGTAGTAGATAACCTGAACCCACAGATCCACGGGGAGAACCCCGATAAAGACTCGTATAACTACAGATCCATTAAGGGGTCGGTCGAATTCATAAAGGGTGACGTCTCGGAACCTGAGACATGGGACCGAATTCCCACCAATGACTTCGATGTGATATACTTCCTCGCCTCTGAAACTGGGACTGGTCAGTCGATGTTTGAGAGTCAAAGGTACTTCAAATCGAATGTAATGTCTTTGGCCTTACTAAATGATCTGATCGTGCAAGGGAAGGTTAAGTGTGGCAAGATAATTCTATCCTCCTCAAGATCGGTGTATGGCGATGGTCCCGTGTCTGCGGTTGATCAACCCATACCCTCTAAAGAGTCAGACAAGTGCAACCCCCTGTCGATATATGCTACCACCAAGCTGGCACAGGAGAGTTTGCTGCTCAGTGGTTTCAGATCGGTAGATAAGTGCATACTTAGGTTTCAAAACGTGTATGGGCCTGGGCAGTCCTTGAAAAACCCATACACTGGGATCTTATCCATCTTTACCTCTACTATGATGAGGAACGAGAAGGTATACATCTTCGATGATGGGATGATGTCTAGGGACTTCGTTTACATTGATGACGTAATACAAGCTCTTGTTCTTTCCCTAGAGATAAAAGACGAAGTACTGAACGTGGGGAGTGGGCGATCGACCACGGTGCTGCACGTCGCCAACAGACTCAAGGAAATCATCGGGTCCAGCTCTGAGATCGTCATCACTGGCGAGGAGTTGGCAGGAGATATACGACACAACGTCGCCTGTTTAGAATCGATACTCAAATACGGGTACAGCCCTACAGTCTTCTTCGACGAAGGGGTGGAAAAGTTCTTAGACTGGGCACATTCTGAAGGCCCAATAAATAACGGGTACATTGATTCTCTGGAATCACTCAGGAAGAACAATATTTTGGTGAACAAAAGGAATTAGTCATGCATAAATTAACTCTTGCTATGATTGTGAAAAATGAGAACACGGATCACTTCCGTGAATGCCTAGAATCCGTAGCACCTTACATCGACTATTACTGTATCTGTGACAACGGATCCACCGATGGCACCCAAGAATTCATCAAGGAATTCATGGATGAAAAAGGCATCGAGGGCGAAGTCCACGAGGTGGAATGGGTCAACTTCGGTCATAACCGTACCGAATGCCTCAATAAGATC